AAGCAATATGTAATTACTGCAGACGTTGCAAGAGGTAAAGGATTAGACTATTCTACTTTTACCATTTTCGATATTTCAGAAATGCCGTATAGGCAAGTAGCAGTTTATAAAGACAACCTAATAGGACCAGTTGATTTTGCATCAGTTTTATATAGAGCTGGTATGATTTACAATGAAGCTGGCATATTAGTAGAAATTAATGATATTGGAGGCCAAGTTTCTGATGTTCTTACAATAGATCTTGGTTACGAAAATTTACTCTACACTCAGAACAGCGGGCGGAGCGGTAAAGTTTTAAGTCCTGGTTTTGGCAAAAACGTTGATAATGGTATTCGAACAACCAAACTTGTAAAAAATACAGGTTGTTCTATGCTTAAAATGCTCGTTGAACAAAACCAACTCCTCATAAGAGATTATGATACTATTCAAGAATTGAGTAGATTTTCCAAGAAAGCAAACTCGTTTGAAGCAGAATCTGGGTTTCACGACGATTTAGTAATGAACCTAGTACTATTTGCTTGGATGACTGAGCAACAATACTTCAAAGATATGACAGACATAAATACATTAACAAAGTTAAGAGAAAAAACAGACGAGCAAATTGAACAAGATATGCTGCCGCTAGGCTTCTGCGATATCGGTGATCCATCTTTTTACGAAGACGACGGCATTAGACTATGAAGCGCTCAATAAAGCAAATCGTATAATTTATAAATAGAAACAATAATATTAAAATATAAACGCGTTTCTAATTAATTAAAGGAGAAAAACATGGCTTTTTCCGTAAGTCCTTCCGTCATTGTTCGTGAAGTGGATGCGAGTCAAACAGTGCCGGGCGTTGCTACAGCTCCGGCAGCAATGGCCGGCATTTTTAAGTGGGGTCCAGTTAACGATCCTATTCTAATCACTTCAGAAAATGACCTAGTAGATCGCTTTGGTAAACCAACCGACGACAACTATGAAACATTTTTCGTAGCGTCTGACTACTTATCATACGCGAACGCGTTATATGTTGTACGTGCTGATGACGCATCTGCAACAGCATCTGGTACAACTCTTGTATATGATGCTAATAGCGTGATCGTTCCAGAAAGTAGTACATACGCCGCGTTTGATGCAAAATACCCTGGCGCATTAGGCAACTCAATTGAAGTTTCTTGGTGTACTAACTCTGCATATTCTATATCAGTTGTTGCAGTCGGTGGTATTGATGAAAACGCAGTTTCTAACAGTGCTGTTTTCCAAACTATTGCTTTCAACAGCACTGCAGTTTCTTTTGAAGTTGCGAATACTGTAAGTCTACCGGCTGTTAATGTCGGTGATGTTATCGTTATTGGTAACGCAAGCATTGGATACCAAGAACTTGTAGTCGCAACTGCTTCTGTTGCTGACATTGATGAAGTGTTTGGATCAGGCAACACAGCCGTAACAGCAACTGTTGGCTTCACTCAAGCTATCGGATTTACAGGTCGCTATACACTTGCAGAAACTGATCTTTCTAAGCTTTCAATGACTAAAAGATGGCAGCATAACGCTATCTTTGGAACAGCTCCTTCTGCCAATCATCTTCATATCGCAGTTATCGATAAAGATGGTGGAATCACTGGTACACCAAACACAGTTCTAGAAGCATTTGATAACTTATCAACAACCGCTGGAGCTACAAACGCGCAAGGTGCTACTAACTATTATCCAATTGTTATTGAAAATAGTTCTTCGTGGATTAAACTAGCAAACTCATCAGTAATTGGTACTGCTACTCAAACAGTAAACAAATATGAAAATATGGTTGCTGGTACCGATGCTAAAACTGAATCTTCAGCAACATTGGGCTCCTTAGCTTTTGCTTGGGACACTCTTAAGAATGCAAATGAAATCGACATTGCATTTGTTCTTCAGGGCAAAGGCGATGATAATGCTACTCGTGCAAACTATATTGTTGCTAACTTAGCAGATTACAGAAAAGATTGTGTGGCATTCCTATCACCATCTAAAGAAGCGGTAGTCGATGAGCTAAAAACAAATTCAAAACTAGATAACGCTATTGCTTATCGCAACAAAGTTCAGAACTCTTCTTACTGGTTCATGGACAGCGGTTATAAATATCGGTATGACAAGTTTAACGACAAATATCGTTGGACTCCTCTAAACGGTGATATGGCAGGCCTTGCATCAAGAGTAGATGCGTGGGAATCTCCAGCTGGTTACAGAAAAGGTATTATTAAGAATATCGTTAAACTTGCGTTTAACCCAAGTAAACCACAAAGAGATCAATTGTACAGCGCAGACGTTAACCCAGTTATGTCTCAGACAGGACGAGGAATCGTACTATTTGGTGATAAAACAGGGCTTGGGACAGCAAGCGCATTTGACCGACTTAATGTTCGCAGATTGTTTATTGCAGTTGAAAAGACAATTGCAACAGCAGCGGAAAGCTTCTTATTCGAGTTTAACGACGACTTTAGTCAGACTCAGTTTAAGAACATTGTAGATCCATTCCTTCGTGACATCCAAGGGCGTCGGGGCATTATTGATTTTAGAGTTGTTTCTGATTCTACAGTTAATACTGCTGAAGTTATTGATCAAAACAAATTCCGTGCAAGCATATTCATTAAGCCAGCTCGTTCTATTAATACTATCGAATTAACTTTCGTAGCAACTAGAACCGGTGTTGAGTTTGACGAAATTGTCGGCCAGCTAGCGTAATAAATACAATTAAAAGGAGAAAGACACATGGCATTTAACATCAACCAGTTCAAATCCGAACTCGTGGGTGGCGGTGCGCGTCCTACGCTCTTCCAATGTCAAATCACCAATCCGATTAATTCCTCTGCCGATATCAAAGTACCATTTATGATAAGAGCAGCAGGAATTCCGGAGTCTACAATTGGCCAATATACGGTACCTTACTTTGGGCGCCAGGTCAAATATGCAGGTGATAGGGTATTCGCAGACTGGACAGTAACCGTTATCAACGATGAAGATTTCGCTATTCGTAACGCTTTAGAAGAGTGGATGAATTTTATTAACTCTCACGATTCCAACTCGAGAGGATTGCCGCAACAGTATAAGTCTACTGGGCAAGTTACTCAGTACAGCAAAGATGGTTCTGCATTGCGCACGTACGTTTTTGAAGGTATGTTCCCGATTTCCGTTGACGGTATTCAGTTAGACTGGAGCCAAACAGATTCAATCGAAGAATTTGGCGTTACATTCCAGTATGACTTATGGAGAGTTGAAGGAAACACCGGCGTACCAACAACTTAATATATAATGTGAGGAATTAAAGTGAAGCTTTTTGGATTTGAAATAAAAAGAGAAGGCGAAGAGACTGGGCATACTCCAGTCTCTTTTGCTGAACCTTTAAATGATGACGGTGCTATTACCGTCGGCAATGCTATGGGCGGGTTTTACAGTACTATTCTAGATTTAGAAGGTAATGCTAAAACTGAATCAGAGCTTGTATCAAAATACCGCGGTTTGGCGATGCAACCTGAAATTACTCAGGCTGTAGATGAAATCGTGAATGAAGCTATTAGCGTTGATACTGATGACAAAGTAGTAGAAATCATATTAGATGACACTGATTTGCCAGACAAAGTTAAAGATAAATTAGTTGAAGAGTTTGAAAACGTACTCTCGCTTTTAGATTTTAGTAATACTGCTTACGACACATTTAGCAAATTCTATGTAGATGGCAGAGTTAATTACCATTGTATCATAGATCCTGAAGATATTAAAGCAGGCCTCCAAGAAGTACGTTATGTGGATCCACGCAAGCTTAAACTTATCCGTGAAATAGATAAGAGTGGAAAAGACAAACATTCTGGCGCTCCAATTAAAAAAGTTAAATCTGAATACTACATGTATTCAGAAAACGGTTTTGGTAGTGATAAAGGTTCGTCTAGTAGTTCACAAGGAACACAAGGCTTTAAGATCGCAAAAGATTCTATTGCTCGTATTACATCCGGCGTAATGACTGAAAATAACTCTCTTGTTCTTTCTCATCTTAACGCTGCAATTAAACCGATCAACCAGTTGAGGATGCTTGAAGATGCTGTTATCATTTATACTCTTACAAGAGCTCCTGAAAGACGAGTTTTCTATATTGACGTTGGTAACTTGCCTAAATCGAAGGCTGAACAGTATCTAAGAGATATGATGGTTCGTCATAAAAACAAGCTACAGTATAATTCATCTACTGGTGAAATATCAGATGCTCGTAAAATGATGACTATGACTGAAGACTTGTGGTTCCCACGTCGTGGTGGTGAAAGAACTACTGAAGTTGATACGTTAGCTGGCGGCAATGCTGCTGGGTTAACAAGCGACGAGAACTTGCAGTACTTCCAACGCAAACTATATAAGTCGTTGAAGGTGCCTATTTCTCGCTTAGAACCAGAAACAATGGCGACATTTGGTCGTACATCTGAAATTACTCGTGATGAGCTTAAGTTTGGCAAGTTCATTCAAAGATTACGCAATCGTTTCTCATCGCTGTTTACACAGATTCTTGAAAAGCAGCTAGTCCTTAAAGGTATTATGACACCCGAAGAGTTCGCTGAAATCAAGAATGATTTAAGATACGACTTTATTCAAGATAACTATTTTACAGAATTGAAAGAAGCTGAGATTACCCGTGAAAGACTTACTACTCTTCGTGAAGTTGAAGAACATATTGGTACATATTATTCTAGAGAGTGGGTTCGTAAAAACGTTCTTCGTATGTCTGATGAAGATATTAAAGAAATGGCAAAAGAGATTGCTAAAGAAGCAGCAGAAGCGCCAGAAGAAGAGCCAACTGATGACGGTGATATGGAGAGTCAGAGTAACACAGATCAGAGAGATTCAAAAATCGTTAATGGATAAATATAATCAAATTAAAGTAAATTCAGGAGATTTCAAATGAAGTCGTTTAGACAAGTTATTGCGGAAGTTGCTGAGCCAAATTCGCGGGCAGAAGAAGAGCAAGCATTTAAGGATATGCATACTTACGAAGTGATCGGTCACCCAGTTGCTTTAGATCACCAGTTCACTGGCGAGATTGCTAAGCCGAAAGCGGCTCGCATTGCAGACCAAGAAGGTGATGCTAATTACGATACTGCATATGCTTATGGTATGAATGCAATGTATGATAAAGCGTTCGCTATTGAACAAGTTAATGAAAATGCAGCTGAAGAAATTCCAATGATGAGTCAGCAACTTGACTTTATCACAATGGCTGCTAAAGCTATTAAAGCTTCTTTAAGCAAGGGTGGCGATCCTGAAGAATGGTATCAAAACAAACTTGCTACTGCACATGAGGCAATCAAAACACTTCATGCTAATATTGCTAGTGACGTAACTGAAAGCGAAATGGCTAAAAGAGACGCGCTCGATAAAGCTGCTGCTCCTTCAAAAGAAGGCAAGAAAGCAGTATCTTTGAAAAAAGCTCCTTGGGATAAAACAGAAGAACTTTCTCCTAAGCAAAAGAAAATTGATCATAACAAAAATGGCAAAATTGATGGCCACGACTTAGCTATGATTAGAGCTAAAAAGAACGAAGAAGCTGAACTTGATGAAGTATCACAAGAAACTCTTAAAGATTACCATGCAAAAGCAGCTGTTGATCTGAGAAATAAAAGAGAAAAACTTAGAAACGGCACCCTTACATCTAAAGATCTTAAAGGTGGTCAAAATAGAGTAAAAGGTCTTAATAGAGCTGCTGACAAAATGGAAGAAGTAGTTGCTGAAACTACCAACTCTGCTCTTAAAAAACCAATTACTATGACTGGCGCCGATGGCAAAACTCGTACTGTTATGAAATCTACAAAATCGAACTATACTGATGAGCGCGGTCAAGATAAGATTACAACAAAAGAATCAGTCGATCGGATTGATGAAGCGTTTTCTGCAGGTATTGTAAAGTTTAAAGATAATACTTCTGCCATTATTAAAAAAGAAGACGCGGACATTCTTAACAAATTGTTCAAGAAAATGTCATCAGCTAGTGTAAAGAAAATGACTGAAACTGCTATGAAAAACAAAGCTGGTATGGCTGAAATTCTGGAATTTGCTAGAGAAGCTCTATAATGGCTTGGGCGGATGTTCTAGGATCTGAAGGTGGGGTAGCTAATACTTGCATCTGGGAATATGATAATGCAGCAACAGCAGCAGACACATATTTAGACGCTAATGGAACAACCGCTTCTGGCATCAGAACGTTTACACCTACTGGTGGTAATGCACAGTATACTTATGTTAAGGTCAGAAAAAAAGGTGAGACAGCATTACGTGGCGAGATCAGTAAATCATATTGGGATTTTAGATCGTCGGTATCTGTGTATGCAATACTTACTCTTGAGCCAAGTTTCATTCTCGACTTCAAGGCGAGTGTCTTTAACAAAAATGGTGTTTCCTCTACCTTCGGTGCATCTATAACTCACGCAGCTACAACCAATGCAACTATGGTCGATAGTGATGGCTTGCTGAAGTGGCGTCCACATAACTTGGTTCCCTACAGCGAAGACCAGACGCAGTGGAACTTGTATTTAGCAACAGCCACACGTACAGCAGACCGCATTACCTTTACAACAGCCACCACTGATAGACGTGCAGCAACTTTTAGGGCTGCGACACAGACAGTCAAGGGTTTAGACTATAAGATAGTAGCAGATTTCACCGTTGATGACGGCCTGCCTGTAATTGCCTTGGGCGCGTGGGCCTCCACTACGAGGTTTAGTTGGGCAGCTTATGATACGACTTTATTAACGTCCTCCACCTACACAGTCAGCGACCCTACAACAGCCATGACTGTAGATAGTTGCGTGAACATATCTGGTAACATTTGGCGGCTTACAGTCGGCTACACAGCTACCACAACAGGTAATTCCGCACCAGCAAGTATTATTGTCCATCTCGGTGCAGCAGGTCAGACAGCACAGCAGCTACGCACAGCTGGTGTGGGTACTGGTTCTTGCGGTGTTACTAACGTACACACCTACCAAAGTGACCTCGGTGGCATGGTGAACAACCCTGATGCCTCTACAGGCTTTGAGTCATACGTTCCAACGACAACTACTGCTGTTTACCTTTCTCGTCGTGGTCATCACCACTACAATGGCTCTGCTTGGGTTAACGAAGGCATCCTCCACGAGAGTGAAGCTCGGACTAACTTGATGACTAGCTCTGGTGATTTGGATGGCACTGGTTGGGCTGGTACCATGACCAGAGGTGCAGTAACCTCAGGTTCACCCTTCGGTACTTATCAGACGATTTCACCTGTAAGTAGTGGTGGAGACCTTGGCACCGCGCAAAGAAACCAAGTCGGTAAAACCCTTACATTAGGTGCAACCTATGTTGGTTGGGCGTTGGTTAAGTATTCTGCTGGTTCTGGCTGGTTTGATATTAATATGTACGACACGGGCGACACTTCTAAACGTGCTTACTTTGACGTGCAGAATGGCGCTGTAGGCACTAAGGATGCCGCTAACATAGACCACGGGATGGTAGACTATGGTGATGGCTGGTGGCTATGTTGGGCTTCGGCTGATGCAGCTTCTACCTCTGGTGGTTCGAGGTATGAGGTTCCCAACGGTGACGGTGTTGTGACTTGCACCGCAACAGATGTTATCTTAATAGCTGGCACACAGTATGAACTAGGCTCAACTCCATCAAGTTACATCCCAACAACAACAGCTACAGCTACTCGTGCTGCTGAGACACTAACAGTCCCTGCGGCTAACCTGCCGTATAACAGCACTAACGTGTCTATCCAGATGGATGGCAAGATGACTTATGCTGATAATGGGCTTACTCCAGGCGTCGGTGGGGGGGAGGTATCTTTTCTTCTTTGGAAATCTGGCAATATAGACTACATCAGCACTGGTATTGACACTGGTGGTAATAGGTCAGGCCAATACGATGCCTCGCAAAGAACCGCGACCAGTGGAGGTCAGCAGTTATCACAAGGCTCGACTACCGACTACTCTCCTAACACCAACGTACCCTTCAACCTCGCATCAATTCACAGCTCTACGTTCATTAAAGGCGCAACCGAGGGTACACTCACAACATCTTTCTACCCAACTCGTCAAGGCCTCCCTGACCTATCATCTACTAACTTAGACCTTGGACAACTTTTCATGGGTACAATCGGACAGTTTCGTATGTGGTCTGACGACTTAGGTGACGCTGGTATTACGGAAGCAACTTTACCATCAACTGAACCATCTCTGAGCCTGACCTTCGATGGCAGTGAGAACAGCTTTATCATACTAGATTGGAGTGAGTAATCATGGGTACTAAACAATACGACAGTGCAACTGATCTCATTACGTTCTCCCGTGCAAGCGGGGGGACAGCACTAAGCAAGATTAGCTATGGCAACAATTCGGTTACGAATGGCACGTTTGATACTGATTTGTCTGGTTGGACCCAAAATGGTGCTGAGTGGGTTTACAGCAATGGCAAAGCGGCACTTCTAGCTAATGCCATAGCTAATCAAAGCCTTTCATCTACTAACGCTTATGTAAAGGCAGGAAAAACATATAGAGTTAGATTTGATGCTTCAACATCTGTTGGTACTCCAGTGAACACATACATGAAAGTTCGGATTAAGAGTAATGATAACGGAACAGGTGTAATGATCTACAATCAAAACTATATACTCACTGGCTCAACCGAGATCTTTCTATCTCCAACAGCAAACGGCTATGTGAGCTTTGATAACGTAGTCTCTAGTAGCTTTGACAAGTTTATTGACAACGTATCCATTGAAGAAGTCCTCTTCGGCCAATCTGATGGCACACTACAAGTGTTTAACCACGGTAACAACATCCCTCGCATTGAGTACGATGCTACTGGTGCAGTCAAAGGTTTACTGATTGAGGAAGCTAGGACTAACATTGCGAAGTATTCTGAGGATTTCACGCAGGGGTACTGGAAGGCATATAATGCAGTAACAACAACAGGTAATGTAGCAGTTGCACCTGATGGCAATTTAACAGCCGACAGAATTGCCGCTAAGAATGCGACAACAAACAATGGAGCTTTTACGGATGACGATGTGCCTACTGGTGGTTGCGTTAGTGTCTTCGCTAAAGCTGACACAGTTGATTGGCTTGGTTTCGGACAAGCTGGAGGTTGCTGGGCGTACTTTGACCTTGCAAATGGCGTTACAGGGAACAAGTCCACTACTGTTGGTTACACCAGCATAACCGCTTACCCTAATGGTTGGTATCTTTGCCAAGCATGGGGCATAACTATTAGCTGGCATCGTGTGTTGTTCTCTCCAAAGCCAACAGAGGGCAATGGCGACCCTTGGAGTAATGTCACTAATGCGATTGGAGATAGTGTGTTCTTATGGGGCGCACAAAT